AATAAGCGCGAGGAGCGCGGCCGTATGATTTTTAGAGCGTGGCACGAGGATCAGGGTAAAGCTCAAGCGGCGGTAATACGTGCAATCGAAAAAACAATCGCAGCCTTTAATCAAGGCCGATACACAAAGGCGGCATAATGGCAACCCTACCTAGTTTAGTCGTAAGCGCGGTTACGACCTTTGACGGTAAAGCTCTTAAAAAAGGTGAAAAACAAATAGGAGCTTTTGAAAAAAGCGCTAAAAGATTAGCTGTCGCTTTTGGTACTGCCTTTAGCGTACGTAAAATTACGCAATTTGGTAAAGCCGCTGCCGCCGCTTTTATTGAGGATGAAAAAGCTGCATCGCGTTTAGCCATATCGGTAAAAAATTTAGGCTTAGCCTTTGAGACTCCACGCATCGAGGAGTTTATAAGTCAGTTATCTCGTGCCTCAGGTGTGACCGACGATCAGCTCCGTCCATCGATGCAAAAACTTTTGACCACGACGGGCTCAGTTACTAAGGCTCAAGAATTACTTACTCAAGCCTTAAACATAAGCGCCGGTAGCGGTGTCGATTACGAGACAGTAGTAAACGATTTATCTATGGCCTATGTAGGTCAGACTCGAGGCCTGCGTAAATACTCACTTGGCCTAACTCAAGCCGAGCTTAAAACGATGACTTTTGCACAAATTCAGGAAAAACTTAATAAACAATTCTCCGGCGCTAACGCGCAATACCTTACGACTTATGCAGGAAAATTACAGCTGATCACTACCGCCGCTGGAGAAGCCAGCGAAAAGATCGGAGGGGCGCTAGTCGATTCCCTTATATCTGTATTCGCTGCAGGGGATGTAACTAAATTTGTATCGCAAATCGATACCCTAGCTAATAAAATAGCCAATGTAGTAAATAGCGTAGTTTTTGGATTCCAAAAATTATACATCCTCACTAGCGACCGGGCCATCCTTGCGAGTTTTAACCCTTTCGATGATTACGAGAAAAATGCTTTAGCGGCGATTGAAGCTGCCGAAAAGGCTGCCAAATTTAGGATGAACGCGCCTACGATCGGCTACCTAGGCTCACAGCCTATGAATATTTACGAGAGTGCATCCGATGCAGCCAAGCGTAAAAAAGCCGAGGCCGATGCAGAAAAGCGTAGAAAACAAATCGCCGCCGATGCAGCTAAATCGGCTAAAGTAGAAAAACAAAAATTAGCCCTAACAAAGGCCGCTGCCGTTTTTGATAGTACCCGGATCTCGATAGCTGCAGCTCTTAAAGCTACCTACGACAAAGAGACTAAACTACGCCTTGAGGCTCTTATGCTTATCGAGGAGGATAAAGGCGAGGCAGCTCTTAAGAAAATTGACGAGCTCGCTAAATTCCAGAAAAACGCCGATATGCAACGTTTAGCCGGTGTCGAGGAGATCAGTAACGCTACGCTACAGTCCCTAAATACTCAGTTACTTACAGAGCTTAAAGTCATAAACGATAGCAAAATGGCCGAGGGTAATAAAGAGCTGGCACGTGAGGAGGCGTTTAAGAAGTATAACGCCGCCATTACTGCAGCTGGAGGGCTTGCAGCTAAAGAGTCATATAACGAGCGCGTACAGATCCAGCTTACAGAGATCGCACGCCTAGCTTCTATTAGTAAGACATCAAGCGCGGCTAATACCGCTAACCTATTACTAGAGTCCAGCGAGCTTAAAATGATTGATCGAGTGGCTAAGGCGCAAGCCGAGGCAGATAGAGCTCGACTCGACTCACTTAACGCTTACCTTGCAGCTTTAACTGGCGTAAAAGCCCCAGCGGCAACTCCTCCACAATTTAATAACCCGGGCGATTATCTCAAACTAGGGCCATTAGGCGGCCTAGGCGCTGGAGTCGTAGCCGGTGTAACTCCTACCACTTTTGCACCTCCACCTGCGCTAAGCCCGGCTTACAGCGGTTACGGCTTTAACCCTACTATGACCGCTCCAGCTCAAAGTGTGGAGATCACGGTAAATACTGGCGTAGGAGATCCCGAGGCTATTGCTAGAGCAGTCGAGGATATATTTAATCAGTCGAGCTATAGAGGTACCTCAGTAGCCCGTAATACGGGTGTTTACGCGGTATGAGTACGTGGCTACCCCAGTGGAGGATCATCGTAGGGACCACCGTTTACGATAACGTCCTATCGGTCAATATGGCAACGGGTCGAGATGACATCGATTTACAGTGCAACGCCGGGTATGCTCGTATGGACATCGTAAACGTAAATAATACGGCTTTTGATATAGACGTTACCGACTCGCTTACCCTTGAGCTTAAAAACAGCGCCGGAGTATATGTGCCTGTTTTTGGCGGTGAGGTATCAGATTTTGGTATATCGGTACGCTCACCGGAGGAAATAGGCTTTGTAACGATTGGTAATATATTGGCCGTAGGATCTCTTGCCAAGCTCACTAAAGCCCTATTTCCGGATGCCTTAAGTAAAGATTTTGACGGCGATCAAATTTACGACATACTTAACGAGCTACTTATTAACTCGTGGTTTGAGGTAGCTCCGGCTTTACAGTGGAATACCTACGATCCTACGACTACGTGGGCTAATGCAGAAAATGTAGGGCTAGGCGAGATCGATCAGCCGGGCCTCTACGAGATGATCCCTCGTACAGCTGAGCCGGCGAGCAGTTATAACTTATGCGCTCAAATTGCACAAAGCGCACTAGGGCAGTTATACGAGGATAAGGCCGGACGAGTGTGCTACGCCGATGCAGACCACAGGACTACCTATCTTTCGACTAACGGTTATACAAACATATCGGCCAATTACGCTACGCCATCAAGCGTTAAATCTATCCTACAGATAGGCAAGATCCGTAACTCTCTAGTATTTAATTATGGTAATAATTACTCAAGCCAAGCTACGGCTCTCGATGCTAACTCGATCGCTACTTACGGCCGGTATCAGCGTAGCGTTACCTCTAACCTCGACAAGATAGCCGATGTAAACGATGTAATGGATCGAGAGTTAGGGCTCCGGGCCATACCTAGAGAGCAGCTACAGAGCATTACCTTTAGACTTGATAACTCAGAGCTACCCGATGTCGAGCGAGATAAGCTCATAGATGCTTTTTTTGGTCAGCCTATGGTAGTTAATGATCTACCGATTAATATGTTTAATGGCTCGTTTAATGGCTTTGTCGAGGGGTTTTCTATTAAAGCTACCCCGTCATACGTAGACTTTACGCTTACCCTAAGCCCTACAGACTTCTCACTTGTCGCGCCACAATGGGCTACAGTGAGTCCACCCTCCCTAATTTGGACGGGTGTTAATGCTACGCTTATATGGGAAAACGCTTTTGGAGGTTTAACGTAATGGCAACAGTAACACCTAACTTTAACTGGCCCGTACCTACATCGACCGACCTTGTAAAGGATGGCGCTACAGCTATCGAGGCTCTAGGCGATTCTATCGACGCATCGCTTGTCGATCTTAAAGGCGGCACTACAGGCCAAGTCCTAGCAAAAGCCTCAGGTACAGATATGGACTTTAGCTGGGTCGCGCAGGATGACTCTAACGCTATCCAAAATTCTATAGTAGATGCTAAAGGCGATCTAATTGCGGCTACGGCTAATGATACGCCGGCACGCCTTGCAGTCGGTACAAATGGTCACGTATTGACCGCAGACTCAACCGCCGCTACTGGTATTAAATGGGCAGCGCCCGCAGGTGGAGGAAAAGTATTACAGGTAGTGCAAGGAACTACTAGCACTGCTACAGCTACTACCTCTGCAAGCTTTGTAGCCTCAAATTTAGCTGTGACAATAACCCCTACATCGGCAACTAGTAAAATTTTGGTTTTCTATGCAATGTGTAACGCAACGCAAGGAAGTGGAACTTATGGCGATTATCAACTTGCGTTATATCGTGGAGGATCAGCCGTTTGGAATATGGGAAATACAAATTTTGGAGATGTAGCATCATTTGTAAATTCAACAAATTATGATTCAGGTCAATATTTGGATTCACCTGCAACCACATCGGCGACAACATATACAATTTATGGAAAAAGAACAGTCAGAACCTTGTATATGAACGAACAAGGGGTATCTAATTTAGGTGTAATGATAGCAATGGAAATAGGAGCTTAACTATGGCTAAAGCATCAGAAGTATTAAATTACCTTTTGCCTAACGGAGGTTGGACAATTCAAGGTGAAGACTTTTCTACTATTGTTTACGATGACGGAGTAACTGCAGTATCAAAATTTGCTTTTGACGCGGCTTTTTCTGTAGTCGATGAACTTAATGCTGAAAAATTAGCAACTGCACAAGCTAATAAAGCTGCACTACTTGAACGCCTCGGCATTACCGCCGATGAAGCGGCGCTACTACTCTCATAATGTTAAAGAGTTATAACGGCTACCCGGCCTCTAAAGATCCGGATGAGATCAAAATAAAGTCCTACCCGGTAAGGGGTACGGATCGTAAGCTAAGGTGCGCTGAGAGTGTGGGACCACTCTTAGCCGCCTTTGCTGCAGACTTTCACGAGCTGATCGAGCCGATCGATGAAGGCACCTTTGACGATTGGGCTTACGCTTTCAGGATGGTAAGAGGTACTACCGATAAATTATCTTGCCACTCATCCGGTACAGCTATCGACCTTAACGCGACTAAACACCCCTTAGGCAAGCGCGGCACGTTTCCAGCTGAAAAGGTACCTATGATCCGGGCTTTATCCAAGAAATACGGCCTCAAGTGGGGCGGCGATTTTAAGAGCCGAGCCGACGAAATGCATTGGGAAGTCGAAGTAACACCGGCCAAGGCTAAAGCCTTAATCGAGACTTTAGGTTTATAATTATCTAAATCCTTAAGGGCACTAAGGAGTAACACAATGAAAGAGCAATTAATCGCTGCCGGTAAGTCTTACGCACGTGCAAGTCTTGCTAGCGTTGCAGCGCTTTATATGTCCGGTATTACAGATCCTAAGGTGTTAGCTAATGCGTTTATCGCTGGGCTAATTGGGCCACTACTTAAAGCTCTACAGCCATCCGAGGGCGAGCTGGGGATCAAAAAGTAATGGATAGAGTCCAGCTCCTACTAGGTGTGGCTTTGGGGAGCTGCACCCTTTTAGGCCTAGGAGCTGGGCTTATCCGGCATTTTGTAAAGTACTACCTATCAGAGCTCAAGCCCGATGGTAACGGTGGTCATAACCTACGCGGTCGGATCGATCACATCGAGGTAAGGCAAGAGCGTATGGATGCCAAGATCGACAAGATTTACGAGATATTACTCGAGACACGCCTAGCGCGTTAGTTGCCTTATGTCGGTATCTGCCCTCATACTGATACGACAAACGCCGAGAGGGCTACTCGGGTAGTAGCCTCATCGGCCTTAACAAAGGGCGATATATGAACAGTGCAGACTTTATAATCATAATTACAATTACTGGGATAATGGCGGCGTTTATTAAAGCCGCTTATACATTGGGATACCGACAAGGGCACGGCGAGGGCTACTTACGAGGTCGGGCTATCGTGCAAGCTCTCAAAGATAAGAGCCTAATCTAATGGGATTCTTAGATAACTACGAGGATGTAAACACTCGCATCAAACGCTTTAGATCCGAGTTTCCCGAGGGCCGTTTGATTGCCTTTATTGAGGATATAAACCTAGAAAAGGGTACGATCCTAGTACGAGCTGAGGCGTATCGAGAGTATATGGATACGTTTCCTAGCGCTGTCGATTATGCTTTTGGTAACGTAGCGACATATCCGCAAAATATGAAAAAATGGTTCATAGAAGACACATTTACAAGCGCCTACGGTAGAGTTATCGGCCTACTTTCGCCTAGTGAGGGTGGCAGACCTACCGTACAGGATATGCAAAAGGTAGAGACGGCTGCAGCTGAGCCCGATTACTGGACTACTAAATTCGTAGCCGACGATATACCTACCTTAGGTAAAGCTATAGAGACGATCGAGCAGGGCTTAGGCGGCGTACTACCGGAAGCAGCTCCGAGGTGTGTTCACGGCACGATGGTATGGGCTGAGGGTAAGAGCGCTAAGACCGGTAAAGACTGGGCCGCATATAAATGCACCGAGCGAGCACGCGATAAACAGTGCGATCCTATATGGCAAGTGATCGGTAGCGATGGTAAATGGCGAGCCCAATAATGACCGAGCAGAGCCTATTTGACTACATCAAGGCCACGTACTTAGAGGATCTTGAGAAGTCAGAGCACGAGTACGAGTACATCGATGCCACGAGTACCGGCTATAGGCTGACGATCGAGCTCAAGTGCCGGCATACTCATTATGACGAGCTCATACTCGAAAAGGATAAGTACGAGTCTCTAATGACTCGAGCTAATCACCTGGGCTTTACTCCCTTTTACATAAACTCAACGCCTAACGGCATATACGCGTTTAACCTACGCAAAATAACGGTTACTTGGACTACGAAGCGCTTACCCTCTAACACAATGGAAAACGGTCCAGCGGTAGATAAAGAGATAGCGCTACTACACATAGATAAGGCGGTAAAACTATAATGGGCGAAATGACATTTATTAAAGCTGGGATAGCTACGACGATACACGATAACGGCGATGTGACGAGCAGAGTTACGGCCATATGCGACGGATGCCATAAAGAGAGCAGTCCGGATAATGGACGTACGGTCGTAGATACCGGCGGCGAGGTCTTACTATGGTTATGCGAGGCGTGTAAAGGATGACTATATATAAGTACGAGTGTAGACCGTGTAAAAAGGTTACA